ACATGATTGACGATGTTGACCTGCTTATGGAGTATAATAAGGATTTAAATAGGAATGAAGCTGAAAAAATCGTTGAAAAGAACAAAGAAAAAAGAGAAGAAAAGATAAATGGCATGTTTGGTGATAATAATCCTCAAGAAAACCTAAATGAAGATGAAAAACCTGAAGAAGTAGAGGAAAATACTGATGAAAGTTGATATTCAAGCTAATTTTAGCTTTAAAAAACTTGCTAGAAGCTGGGATAAGATAGTTAGAGAACATTTAGAAAAATTTCCACCAGAAGCTGCAAGACTTACTAAAAGAAAACTTGAAAGAGGTCGTTTAAAACCTTTGACTCCGTTTACCTTAGAAATGAGAAAGAAAGGAAGAGGTTGGAGTGGTAAAAAAGTTGCAAAAACAAACAGCAAAAGACCTTTAAATCAAACTGGAGAACTTATAAAAAGCATAAAAGCTAATAAAAATACTTTAGAAATGAAAGCTTATGGAATGATACAAGAAAAAGGTTTTATATCTATGATGCAATCTAAAGGAATGAAAGTTAAGTTTATTCAAGTACCACCTAGACCATTTATACAACTACCTATTAAAAAAGATAAATTTGAATTTACTGCTTTTGGTGGTAGATATACTAAAAAATTTGACAGCAAGTCAACTAGAGCAGGAAGACAGTTTTTTAAAGTCTTTTGGAAAAAAATACATAGAGCTCTTAGAACAGGCAGGAAACTGCCTGCAGGAGTTCATGGAATTAAAATGGGGAAAAATCCTTTTGAGTAAAAAAAATGAAAGAACCATTATTGCTTTATTAAGAGCAATACAAAAGTCTATATCTAAATATGAAGAGCCTATAAAAGAAGACACTTATATTGAAACAGATGACGAACCAATAAAAATAAGTGAAGATGTTTATAATGGAATCTGTGAAGAACTAGGAACTGATAGTATATTTTTTATGGGTATAGCTTAATTATTTTTTAAAGACCACAATGCCCTTCGCAGTTATTTTCAAATAAGTCTTTTTGTTCCTCTCCTTTAAACTTAATATCTTCTAACGGTTCTCTTTTCCTGTGGACATACACTTCTGCAGAACTATTTTTAGTAATCCTTTTTCTTATAAGGTTGTCTATTTCTACAGCAACTTTCCAATCTGAGCTATTATTTTTTTTCATATTTAAAAAACTTTCATCACTCTGATATGGGCAGAATACACAAGATGATTTTTTTGGAACTTCAAAATTAAAATTTTTATAAAAATCAATACAATCTTTTCTACTTAAAAGTTTTTCTAGTAAAGGGTATTTGTTTACCATTATCGGAAAATGACTTTTTGATGCTCTGCCAATTTCATCGGTAGTTATACCTATCCACACATTAACTTTGTGTTTCGTTCTTTCGTATGGTTTTAATTTTAAAAGACTTCTAATTTCTTTATATATTGGGTTTATTTTATAATTCGCTGTGCAACTTCTGCTTATAATAGAATTCCCATCATCATATTTTATAAAAGCAGGTATTGAAATTAAACCTTCTTCATCTATAATACTTTTATATAAGTTAGGATTTTTAGATGTTACAATTATAGGAACTCCATTATTTTTCTTTTGATATTTTTTTAAAAACTCTAAATATTTATAAGTATAACTATGTTCAGCTC